GGGCATGACCATCGCCAGCTCGGTCGGTGCTGCCGTGGCCTGGGTTGCTGGCCATCTAAAGGGAGGCTGACCATGCTGCCGCTGATTGACCCGATGGACGCCTTGGCTGCTGTGAACAAGGCCGTGAAGATGGTCAAAATGGCGGCAAGCACGACCGACAACGTGGCCAGCCTGGGGCCGTTGCTGGGCAACTACTTTGAGGCCAAGCACCAGGCGGTGCAGTCAGCCCGAGCTGCCAAGAAAAAGGGCGGCTCCAATCTGGGCGCAGCTGTGCAGATTGAGATGGCCATCAAGGCGCAAAAGGATTTTGAAATACAGCTCAAGGGTCTGTTTTTCAGCTCCAACAATATGGATGTCTGGAACAACATCATGCAGCGTGTGGCTGAGATGGATGCTGCCGACCGCGTTGAGTCTGAACGCGAGAAGGCCCAGGCCGCCAGACGCAAGCGTCAGCAGCAGGAGTTCCGCGAACTGGCCATCGGCATCGTGATCGCCGTGGTCATCGTCAGCAGCGGCGGCTATCTCTTGGTCAAGATCCTAACGTCAGTATGAGATGCCAGACGATGATGACAATGACCCTGTCTCTGTTGCATTCAAGGCGCTGGACAAGTTCATCAAGATTGCCGCCTATATCGTCTTCATCAACTACGCCTTTGATTTCATCATCACGCTACCACCGCACATCGCCAATCAGATCTTCGATTCGATCTTCAAGAAGTTAGGACTATGAGCTTCCTCAAGAAACCAGGCCCCAGCGCCAGCCGCTCTGAGCGCGAGGCCTACGTCAAAGCCTGGGCCGCCATCACCATTTCCATCTTCGCCCTGTTGCTGGCAGTCAACGGCTATTTCGGGGGCAGCAATTCCAGCCGGGTGCTGAACAAGACCATTGAGTCGAACAACCTGTGGGCCTGGTTCCAGGCCAAGAACATCCGCTCGGTGATCTACGAGGAAGGCGGCAAGGCAGATAAGGCTGCCAAGCAAAAGGCCGACATGGAGGAGATCAGCGAGAAGGCCCGCAAGGCTGAGGCTGAACGCGATGTTGCCAAGAACAGAAGCCCCTGGTTCTCCTATGCAGGCATGGCCCTGCAACTTGCCATCGTCCTGTCCAGTGCCGCCATCTTGGCTGTGACGATGTTCCTGCTGTACGGCAGTGTGGTGGTCGGCGCGGCGGGCGCTTGGCTGCTTATCTATGCAATGGTGCTCTGATGCTTTCTCTACTCTCGACCCTCGGCGGCATCCTACTCGGCGGCCTGCCCAAGCTCCTGGATTACTTCCAGGCCAAACAAGACCACAAGCATGAGCTTGAGCTGGCCAGGGTGCAGTCCGAGCGCGAGCTGCAGCTGGCGGCCCAGGGCTTTGCTGCTCAGGCCAAGGTCGAGGAGATCCGCTCCGACCAGATCGCCATGCAGACCGAAGCGGCCATGACGCAGGGCGCTCAGGAGCATGACAAGAAGGTGCTGGAGAAGGCCAGCAAGTGGGTGGCCAACTATATCGGCACGGTGCGCCCGACGATCACCTACCTGTTTGTGCTGGAGCTGATGGCCATCAACGGTTTCTTGGCCTTCTACCTGTGGAACCACCCCGAGCTAATCAAAAGCATCGACGATGTGATCAAGTACTCCGAGCTGATCTTTAGCTCCGATGAGATGGCCATGCTGGGCGGGATCGTAGGGTTCTGGTTTGGCAGCCGAGGGTTCAAGAAGTGAAACTAAGCCACGCCGGTGCGGAACTGATGCACCGCTACGAGGGCTGCAGGAATAAACCCTACCTGTGCCCGGCGCACATCTGGACAATCGGCTACGGCCATGTGCTATACCAAGAGCAGATCCGTCTGCCGATGGTCAAGAAGGAAGGCTACAGCGGGCAGATCCGCAAAGAGTTCCCGCTCGCTGAAGGAGACAACCGTGCCTGGACTAAGGACGAGATCAATCAGCTATTCGCAACTGACGTTGCAAGTTTTGAACGCGGTGTTCTACGACTTGTTCCCGGCATTGCTGGCCGGCAAGGCAGCTTTGACGCTCTGGTCAGCTTTGCCTTTAATGCCGGGCTAGGCAACCTGCAGCGCAGCCAGATCCGCATGAGGGCCAACCGAGGCGATTGGCAGGGAGCAGGCGAGGCGCTGATGGATTGGACAAAGGGCGGGGGCAGGGTGCTGCCCGGCCTGGTCAAGCGACGCGAGGCCGAGCGAGCGCTGCTGCTGTCAGACGAGTAACAATTTTATTGCGCCGCACCAAGCGCACGCAGGCGCTGCTGGTAGCCGGCCAGGTGCTTGGCCTTCCAGATCACATCCACCCGCTTGAGCAGGCCTTCGTTGGCCTCCTTGAGCTCGCGCAGCTTGGTCATGCGGTCACGCGCCGGCACCTTGCCCGCCTTGGCGGTCTTGTCGGACAGCTCCTCATACGCCGCCGCCCACTCATCCAGGTTGGCATGGGTGCTGAAGGGCGCTTCCCTGCCAGGCACCATCAAGGCAAACCCAGCCGCCTCATTGACCTGCGGCTCGCGCTCGACCGTCACCGCATCTGTGATCTGTTGCTCTACAGCAACAGTCTCCACCTGCTCGATGACTGCTTCGACCAGCACGGGATCTGCCGGCGGGGCCAGCGCGTCCAGTGGGTTGGCGGGCGTGATGTCGCGGGCCTGGCGCGGCTTGTCCTCTGCCGGGTAGTCCTGGGCCTCCTCGGCGGTGATCAGGCCCTTGAGCACATCGGGGAAGGCATCGCGCAGGGCAAAGCCTCTGGCCCGCATGGCCAACATCCGCTTAGGGTAGGCCTGCCATGGCCCCTGCTTGCCCCATAGGCCGGCCCGCTTGGCGTCCTCGACGCTGAATGTGGAGCGCACTGGCTTGCGCCCCTTGCGGTGGGCCACGCAGACAGCGATGGGGTTGGTGGTGCCTTCGCCTTCGATGAACTCCTCGACGCCTTCGCACAGGGGGCTGGCCTGCACCAGGGCCATGGCTGCGTCACCGTAGACCGAGGGCTTGCCGTTGATGACGGCGATGTTCTGCAAGGCCTGCAGCGGGGCCAGGCCCAGCTCCATGCCCCATTGCACACAGACCATGATGTCCTGCGGTTTGCCCTGGTACTGCTTGGGCACCATCTGACTGGAGGCCAGCATCTCGCTGAACTGGATGGCCTCGGTGATGGTGGTGGGCGCAAAGCCTTGGCGGGTAGTGGTCAGTTGCATTTCATGTCTCCTTCGTTTGGCAGGTACTCTTTGATTGTTTGGAAGACCAAGGCGACGATGGAGGTAATGACCTCATCGGCCTCCTCCTCGGTCATGTCGGTTGCGTTGAGCAGCGCCACCAGCGCTCGGTTGTGGGCCTCCATGATGGCCGGCATACCTTCGTCCCTCATGCTTTCACCGGCTTGATGGTCAGGGTGGATTGACGGATGGTGTAGGCCTCCTTGGCCGGCACCATCTTGGCGGGCTGCGCCTGGTAGTGGCGGGTCGAGCGGATGATCTGGTACTGGCCGGCGATGCCCATCTCGGCCTTGCCCAGGATCTCCTTGAGCTTCTCCTCATCAGCGTCCAGGTCGGTCTGCAGCTTCTTGATCTCCTTGCGCTTGGCCAGGATCTTCTCGGCCCGCTCGATGCAGCTGTCATCCAGCACAGCAGGTACCGGGATGATGGGGTAGACGCCTCGGGTGTCTGGCCATTGCTCGCCCTCTGCCGGCGGGTAGTAGTCCACCAGGCCTGTCGTTTTCCATTCAACCAGCCGGCGCTGGAAGTCGGTGGCCACCTCTGCAATTTTTTTGACCGTTGCCTGGTGGGGAGCGAACACGAATACGCGCAGCTCGGTGCCCCGGTACAGGGTGCAGACCGCACCCCACTTGGCCTGCACGATGTCCATCTGGGCCTGCAGCTGGATGGGGCCGCGCCACAAGGGCGGCACATCATCGGGCGGCATGGCCGTCAGCTTGGCCTCAAGCACCCCGACGCCGTCCAGTGTGATGCTGTCCTGGCCGATGACGTAGACGCCGGCAGCCGGATCGGTGCTGATGACCTGGCCGCGCCCGTCTGCCGTGCCGTCCAGGCTGCAGCACAGGGGAAGGCTTTCGTGATACCGGGCGACCGGGTGATCGGTGACCATGTCGGTCAGCTCCAGCCGGCGGGCCGCGTCCTCCAGGATCAGCGGCTCCATGATGTTGCCCCAGGCCATGGCCTCATTGCCGATGTCCCGGCGCTCCTCGCCCTTGAGGGCGCGGATGCTGTATTCCAGCTCATCGTTGGGGGTCTGGTAGCGGCTGATGCCCATGATGCCTGGCAGGCGGCTGGCCGACAGCATCGTGTCGGGGGTGACTTTATTGACCATTGGTTTCTCCTTGGTTGGTCAGCTGATAGACCCGGACGACACGGGCGTGCGCCTGGGGATGGGTGGCCTCGGTGAAACCGACGGCCTTGAACTGCTTGGTCTTGAACACCGCGCCCAAGACGGACGGGTGCATCTGCGCGGGCAGCTCGATGCCGGCGCGGATGTCGTTGATGCTGACGGTGCCCTGCTTGCGGCAAACCTCGGCGGCCAGCAGCCGGCAGCGGGCCAGGAATACGGCGTCCCTAGCCTGGAACAGGTTGAGCTGGGCGTCACGGATTGCCGCACCGATGTCTTGCGGCTGCATCACTTGGTCACCCAGATGATGGCCAGGGCCACTGCAGCGATGACGTACAAGCAGCGCAGGAACAGCCACTCGGTCTGCTCGCCTACCGATCGCTTGTCACCCAGCAGCGCCGACTGCAGGCGCTCCTCGGTGGCGCTCAGGTTCACGCGCATGGGGGGCTGGTAGTTGGAGCCGATCATCACTTTGCCGGTGTTGTAGGGGATCTTCTTTTCCATGGTTTTCTCCTTCAGTTGCCGATGCGTTTGAGCAGGTTGGACACCTGGCTCGGGTTCCAGTTGATGTTGCCGCGAGGGGTTTCGATGCCGCGAGCGGTCAGAGCCGCAGCAATGTCGCGCAGGGTGCACGCACCCGACTTGCGGACGATGTCCTGCACCAGGGGGCCAACGCGCTCGGCGTAACGGTCGGCCTTGGCCTGGATCTTGGCGATGCCCAGGGCGCTGCCGACCTCGGGAGTAGGGCAGCCCAGCTGGCGGCCCTGCGCCTTGACCTGGGCCAGGGCGGCCTTGGTGCGCTCGGAGATCTTGCGGGCCTCCCACTCAGCGAACACGGCCATCATCTGCAAGAAGGTGCGGTCAGCCTCGGGCATATCGGCGCAGACAAAGGGGACAGAGCTTTCCAGCAGGCCGCTGATGAAGTGGACGTTACGGGCCAGGCGGTCGAGCTTGGCGATCACCAGGGTGGCCTTTGTACGCTTGGCCAGGCTCAGGGCGTGAGCCAGCTGCTCGCGGTCATTCTTGCGGCCAGACTCCACCTCGGTGAACTCGGCCACCAGTTCGGCCTGGCCGATGTGGCGGGCAACGGCCTCGCGCTGGGCATCCAGGCCCAGGCCGCTCTGGCCCTGCTTGTCGGTCGAAACTCGGTAGTACGCGACGAACTTGCCGGTGTGCGGGGTCATAATCAGGCTCCCAAGCTGTAGCCGAACATGAAGGCAGGCAGGGACTGCGTGCGGATCAGGCTGCGGCGGGTGCTGGGGTGGAGGTAGGCAACGTCCATCCACTTGTTGTGCGCCTCAATTGCAACGTCATGCTCCAGCAGGGCTGCTTGCGTGAGCTTGTCATTGCCGCCAAAGGTGGTGGCGTACAGCGCGTGGCGGGTCAGTGCGAGCTTGGCAGCGTGGCGAGCTGCCTCTGCACGGGCGATGGCTTCTTGCTTGGTCATGTCTGAACTCCTGTATCTCGGTGGTTCACGATGTCACCGCGACATCGTTGAAGCGAATCATAGCAGAACCCGGCAGGGTGTCCACAACCCAATCGGGCAACTATTTTCTAGGTGGTTACCCTAGTGCCTGATCAGGGGCCTCGGCAGGCAGGAGTATGATCCGCGCCGTCACCGTGAATACAGGAGTGCCATGAAACCCTCACCCAACAAGCCGCTGGTGGTTAGGCTGCGGCCCGACACCCGCGCCCTGCTTGACCGTGCAGCTGAAGACCAGCGCCGCAGCCGCGCCTCCATCGTGGATGAGGCTGTGCGCGAGCACCTGCGTGGCAGGTACAGCGATGTCAACGACCGCTTGAACAGGCTGATCCAGCAGGTGCGATGAAGGTGCTTGTTGCCTGCGAATACAGCGGCACGGTGCGTGACGCTTTCATTGCCGCTGGTCATGAGGCCATGAGCTGCGATCTGCTGGGCAGCGATGCGCCTGGCCCGCACTACCAAGGCGATGTCCGAGATGTGCTGGACTACCCGTGGGATCTGATGATCGCCCACCCGCCCTGCACCCACCTCTCAGTGAGCGGCTCGCGTCACTTTGAGCAGAAGCGTCTATATGGCAAGCAGCAGGCGGCGGCCAGCTTCTTCCTGATGTTGGCGCGTGCGCCCATCTTTAGGATCGCCATCGAGAACCCGGTCTGTGTGATGTCGAGCCTCTGGCGCAAGCCCGACCAGACCATTCAGCCGTACCACTACGGCCATGACGCAAGCAAGGCGACCTGCCTGTGGCTGAAGAACCTGCCACCTCTTTGCCCAACCAGCTTTGTCGAGCCACGCATGGTGAACGGCAAGCCACGCTGGGCCAACCAGACAGACAGCGGCCAGAACAAGCTGCCGTC